CCCGCCCTCGGTCGTCTCCCGTTGTGGGAGACAACCTAACAACCGGCATACCTAACCCTCTCGGGTCCGTTTCCGGCGTACAAGGGACTTCATGCGGAACGCACGTTGTCCGACTTGCACGTAGGTCACCAACTGCCAGATGCCCCGTCCAGTTATCGCATCAGGAGTAGCTTTTCCACTGTGGAGGTACATCAAGTACTTACCGGTGTGGCGCTTCATCCGTAGCGACCTAGTAGTGGGTGTGGCAAGAAAGGATTTCCAAACAAAACCAGAAAAGAACCGAAGTCCCTCTCCAGCTAGATGGTAGTCCTCTAGCGCCTCCTTCACAGACAGGCCAGAAACTTTCAACCCACCCCTGGGATTTGTGTCCCAGAAGTAAGTTGACATGTCAATGGCGTGGACGGAACCTCGTTCACCGCGCCGCCTCCCTGCGAGGTCGGAGTCGGCTGGGCCCCTGAGGGCCATCGGCACGCACTGTCTCATTCTGTTCCACAACAACCGAAACGAAGCGAAACGCTTACCAAGCAGGAATGCCTTGTTGTAAGCTACGATGCAATCATGTATATGCTTTGGGTACCTAAAGTCATAGGACTCGAGATATCCGTGAGCATCATGAAACACCGCTCCGCAACTTTCCCGGAAAGGACTATCTATACAGGATTTCTCCTCGTTGACAGTCAATCCCGCCGCGCGCAAGTCAGAGATGACCTCGCGAGCGACCGAGTTGGCAACGATTATGTCATCGCCAAACACCGAGGCATGGTCGTCATGTTCCAATGTGACAGCGGTCAGGACGAAGCTCATGACATCAAACGTGTATCCGTTGCCCATACTCGACATTCCATTCAAAGAGTAGAACTCCTTGTCCGGGCCGAGTAAGAAGGGTGCCCTCGCTGCGTCCAGCAGCTGGAACACTCTCTTTGGGAAAACGAATCGAATGAGATCACGGTGAAAGCCATCGCTGGCTTTCGAGAGGTCTATAGTAGCTTTTGAGCTACATGCGATCATCTCCCGATGTTTATCGGCGAGACAATTGAGATCTCTTCCGGTATGCTCTCGGAGAGCGTTCCGGAGTGCTTCGCCTATACGACGTTGAACGAGCATGTTGCACAGAGGTTCAGTAGCGATCACCCGATCCTCACTATTGTTTTTAGGAACAGTAGAGAACCTGTTGTATGACGTTAGGAACGTCACGCAACGCAGCATTCGCTTAAAGCACTCGAAGCCAGGCTTCGAGTACATCCGATACAATCGCCAACTTTCCCTTTGAAAGGATCGTCGACAAAGGCCCCTGCGCCGCATGGCGCTCTGGAAGCGCTTCCGTGTTGCACGCTTAAGTGCCATGGACTCATAGGCCGCTTGGGCCCACAAATCGAAACACTCAATTGTGCACACCCACCTCGAACGCATGAGCTTTGACTCAAGGGAGTTATAGCCCCG